AAATTCGCAAGGCTGGAATTGGTGTTGAGCAAAAAGCTGAAGACAATCCTTTCTTAGTATTTACTCAGGACGAGACAATTCCTAAGAATGTTAAAACATTGGCTGACCAATACGCAAAGAGTTGGACAAGTGGTCGTTTAGACCCTGATGTTGCTGATAAACGTGTTGCTGAATTATCTGTAATGGCTCAAAGAGCACAAGACAAAGAGACAGCACAATCTAATTTAAAGGCTCAACAAGACCAAATGGCTGAATTCCGTAGGCAAGGAATGGCTCAATCTGCTGAGGCTCGTGCGTTACAGGGCGAGATTGCAAAAGGTAACTTGGCTATTCGTCAACTTGAATCAGAAGCTAAAACTGAAGAAAGAAATAAGCCTGTTACAGAAGCTAAAGAATCCTTGAAATTGCTTGACCAAGCTGAGAAGTTATTGGATACAGCTACAGGCTCTTTAACTGGAACTGCTGTAGATGTGGTTGCTGGCGCATTAGGCAAGTCAACACAAGGCGCACAAGCGTCATCTAAGTTAAAAGCAATTCAAGGTGCATTGGTTGCTAAGATGCCAAAGATGTCAGGCCCACAGTCTGATAAGGATGTTTTGCTTTATCGTGAGATGGCTGGTCAAGTTGGTGACTCAACATTGCCTAACGAAACTCGTAAAGCAGCACTTCAAACTATTCGTGAAATTCAAGAGCGTTATGCAAAAGTTCCTGAGGGTTCTAGTAAGCCTCCAGTTGCGCCTACATCTCCATTTAAGTATTCTCCTGCTAAAGAAGACCGCTATCAGCAATGGCTTAAACAGCAAGGTGGTTAATCATGGATGAAATAGAAGAATTTGAGTTTAGACGCAGATATGAGATGGAGAAGGCTTCATCTGTTAAACCTCTTGCATGGTCAGATGTTCCGCTTGAAGCTGTAAAAAGTTTTGGGCCATCTGTAGCTAATATGGTTGGTGACATTTACCAAGCTATTACAAGTCCTGTTCAAACAACTAAGGCTGTTTTAGACCTTGGTGCTGGCATATTGCAAAACGCACTACCAGAACGACTTGTTCAAGCTGTAGGTGAAGACAAAGCAAGTAGAGATTTAGCATCTAAAGTTGGTCAGCACTATGTTCAGCGTTATGGTAGCGTAGAAGGTGCTAAACGAGCATTAGCTACAGACCCTGCTGGAGTTATGGCTGACTTATCTACTGTCCTTACTGGCGGTGCTATGTTGCCTACTAGGGCTGCACCTGCATTGGCTACTGCTGCTCGTGCTGTTGACCCATTATTATTATCTGCTAAAGGTTTGGCTAAAACTGCTGAGATAGGTGGTCAAGGTGTTAAACAAGCACTTGGGTTGACTACTGGCGTAGGTGGTGAATCTATTGGACAAGCCTATAAAGCGGGTTTGGCTGGTGGCGAGGCCGCTGAAGCACTCAAAGCAAATATGCGTGGCAATGTAGAGCAGACTGCTGTACTTGATGCTGTTAAACAAAACCTTGCAGAATTAGGTCGCCAGCGTCAGCAAGCATATCGTGCAAATATGCAAAACATCAAAGGCGATAAGTCTATTCTTGATTTCACAGGAATTGATAAAGCTATTACTGATGCTCAATCTAAAGTTGTCTTTAAAGGCAAAATTAAGAATGAAGCTGCTGCACAAAAGTTGGCTGAAGTTGAGGCAAAAGTTGCAGACTGGAAATCTTTAGACCCTGCTGACTTTCATACACCAGAAGGTTTAGATGCTTTAAAGCAAAGTATTGGCGAGACTTTAGAAAGTATCCCATTTGAATCTACTAAACAACGCTTAGTTGTTGGTGAAGTTTATAACTCTGTTAAGAATGAAATTAACAAACAAGCACCAACATACGCTAAAACAATGAAGGCTTATGCTGATGCTAGTGAGCAGATTAAAGAGATTGAAAAAGCATTGTCTTTAGGCAAGAAAGCGTCTGCAGATACAGCAATGCGTAAATTGCAGTCATTGATGAGAAACAATGTCAATACAAACTATGGGCAACGCATGAAGTTGGCTCAAGAGTTAGAAGCTGCTGGTGGTCGTCAGTTAATGCCATCATTGGCAGGTCAATCATTAAACCAACTTGTTCCTCGTGGTATTCAAGGTGCTACAAGTATTCCAACAAGTTTAGGAGCTTTTAGCCTTGGTGGGTTGCCATTAACATTGGCCTATGGTGCTGTTTCATCTCCTCGTTTAGTTGGTGAAGCTGCTTATGGTGCAGGTCGTGTCGCTAAAGGTCTTCTTGACGTACAGAACAGGATGCCAGATATAGATTATCCAACAATGTTCAATTTGTTATATCAAGCACAGCAACCAATGAAACTAGATTTAACTGGAATGGCTAACCCCGACTAAGGACTAACATGGCAAAGACAAAAATTAGTGAGTGGAGTTCGACTCCGGCAAATAACACAGACATTGACTCGATTAACATTGCAGAGGGCTGTGCGCCATCTGGCATTAACGATGCTATCCGTGAGTTAATGGCTCAAGTTAAAGACTTGTACGCTGGAACTAGCGGAGACTTAATTGCTGTAGCTGGTGGCGGTACTGGTGTAGGAACATCTACAGGCTCTGGTAACAATGTGTTGTCAACTTCGCCAACACTTGTAACTCCTATTCTTGGTACACCTACTAGCGCAACATTGACAAACGCTACAGGTCTTCCACTAACTACTGGTGTTACAGGAACACTTCCTATTGGCAATGGTGGAACTGGTGCTACAACTCTAGCAGGGGCAGGAATTGCTACTTTGACAGGTACAGAGACCCTAACAAACAAGACGCTAACAAACCCAACTGTTACTAATTACGTTGAAACTCCATTTTCAGCCAATACAGGAACTGCTTTGACAGTTGATTTGGCTAATGGAACTGTTCAAATTTTGACGCTAACAGGTAATGCAACCATAACAATGCCAACAGCAACATCAGGCAAGAGCTTTATTGTTTTGCTAAAAACTGGAGCTGGTAGCTTTACCTGTGCTTTTAGTGGTGTTAAATATCCAAATGGAACGGCTCCAACAATTACTGCTACGGCAAGCAAGCAAGATATTTATTCTTTTTTTGCTGACGGAACAAATTGGTATGGCGTAGTAGCTGGACAAAACTACACACCATAAAGGAATTAAATGTTTTCTTCTACAAAATCCCCTCCTTCTTCGCCAACAGTCCCTGCAATTGCTGGAGGATTTACAGCTTTTAATGGTGGAACTACATCAATAGTTGTTCCAAGTGACGTTACATCAATTACTGCTTTGGTTATAGGTGGTAGTGGCGGTGGCGGTGGGACTTCAACCACAGCAACAATTGGTGCTGCTGGCGGTGGCGGTGGTGCTCTTTCTTATTCAACTATTGCTGTAACTCCTAACGAAACCTTAACTGTAGTAAGGGGAAGTGGTGGAACAAGGGGAACGCCATCAAGCATAAACGGCAGCGCAGGGGGCGATTCCTATATTGCTAGAAGTGGCACTAATTTAATTCTTGCAAAAGGTGGCTCTGGTGGTCTTGGCTCAACTAGCGGTAGTACGGCAAATACTGGCGGTGGTGCTGGTGGCGATGCCACTTCTGGAATTGGTGATGTAAAAAATTCTGGTGGCAAAGGTGGCGACAGATATACATCTACATTGGCTGGTGGTGGTGGTGGTGTTGCTGGTTATTCTGGAACTGGTGGTGCTGGTGGTACTAATGCAAGTGCAGCAACTGCTGGCGCTGGTGGAGGTGGTGGCGGCGGCGCTCCATTTAGTACAACCAGTACGGGCGTTGGCGGCGGTACTTTGTTTTATGGCGCAGGTTCAAATGGCGCTGCTGGTACTGCTTCTACTGGTCAGCAAAACGGAAAACTTGGTTCATCATTAGGTGGCAGTACTGCATTTGGTGGTGGAACCACAGCTGAAGTTCAAGGCGGTGGTGGCGGTGGAGAAAAAGATTCAGGGGTTGGCAAGGATGGTGCTACAGGTGGTGACGGGTTAATTCGTATCTTATGGGGAAGCAATACAGCGTTTCCCTCAACAAATGTTGGGGCAAATACAATTTCATTATTTGCTAGTGTTACTTCGTCAACAGAGACAATTACAGTTCCTGCTGGTGTAAGAACAGGCGATTACATAGTTTTGCTTGACTATGCGGATAGCTCTACGGCAACGCCAGCATCAACAAGACCAAGTGGTTTTGCCTCTATATTTAGCTCAACCAACGCAACAACATTTACACGGGTTACTTATTCAGACAGAACTGTTTTATCTGAATCTTATGCTGGAACAGTTTTAACTGGAATGACGGGTAACACTGCAATTCAAAAGTTTTTGCTTGTTTTTAGAGGGACTGCTGGATACTGTGAGAATTATGGTAGCGACACTAATTCGCAGATTGAAACAACTTCAGCACCTACAACTCAAGTAATAACTGAGACATCACTTGACGCTTATGCTGATGGGATTCCAATTTCGTTTGCTTTCTTTAAGGGCAGTAGTGGAATTACAGCAACATCACAATTGACGTTTTCAGGCGCAACTTTTATTGAGGGAACAAGCAACGTATATTATTGTGGTTATAAGATTTACAACCAATCAACTACATCAGTAAGCGATAGTATTTCAATGCAAGACCGTGGAACTAACACTATGTCTAGTTTTTTAATTAGAGGGTTTTAAAAATGTTTGCAAAAGTAATTGATGGCGTTGTAGTTCAATCGCCTTGGACTTGGGACGACATGAGGAAAGAAAATCCTGAAGTTCTTTTTCCTAATGCGTATATTGAGAGCGTTCTTGAGGCTTATGGCGGTGTAAAAGTTGTTACTACAACAAAGCCAGAAGATAATTATTTGCAAAGTGCAAAACAAGAAACCCCTCAATTTATTGATGGCGTTTTAACGCAAGTTTGGACTGTTGTAACTGCAACAGAATCTGAAGTTTCTAAACGCACAGAAGAAAAATCAGATGAAGTTCGTGCAACTAGAAATGACCTTTTGGTTAAGTCTGACTACACGCAAGTAACAGATTTTGATGCTCCTGTTGACAAATCATTATGGGCAACTTATCGTCAAGCCTTGCGTGACATTACTTCACAATCAGGCTTCCCTTGGACTATCACTTGGCCTGATGCACCATGACAGAAGAAGTCACCCACGAACAAATCTACGAAAGACTGCTTGCAGTTGAAACCAAGGTAGATAGTATAGACAAGAACACTAAAGGGCTTGTGGAGGCTTTTGATGCCTTACAGGGTGCTTTTAAAGTCTTGGGTTGGATAGCCTCTGCTGCCAAACCTATTCTATGGGTGGGTGCGCTGATTATGGCTGCTGGTGC